GCAGGCCGGTGTCCCGCGCCGGGCACTGGCGCTTGTCGATATCCCTTCCCTCTTCGATGAGCAGAATCTTGAGGTCGTCGGGAACCAGTTCTAAAGCGGCGAAGATACCCGCGGGCCCGCCGCCGACAATGATAACATCGTATTTCTTGGTCATTTTGACAGCCAAGCCATTGTATCGCCTGTAGCTTTGGCCGTCAAGGAGGGATTAGCTATAGACCGCCACCACCACGGCATCCCTGGCGTTATTCTCGTCGAAGAAGATGACCGCCAGCTTTCGCCCCAGCGCCATCTCGGCGGCGGGAATGTTGCGCGCCACGGCGACGCCCTGCAGGTAGACCTTATAGCTGCCGCTAATCTGTATAGTGGCGGTATAGTCGCCGGAATTGAAACCCTTCAGTATCGCTTTCTTCAGCCTCATGGTTATTCTCCTTACTTTGCCCCACCCGGGTTTTTCGCCCCACCTTGTTAGCGGAGGTATTATCGTCCCACCCTGCCCACCCTTAGAGGGTATTCACCCTCTAGAATTCCTTTGGGTTACGCCGCCCCACCTCCGCCCCGCTTCTCCCTATACCCCGCCCAGCACCAAGCGCTGGCGGTATTCGCCGCGGCGGGGGCTATAGACCAGCGTCAGCCCGGTTACTCTCCGTTTGGCGGCGGAAAGTCCGGCGCGGCTGTCGGTGATATCAATCACGTCGTAGAGCTGCTGCCCGCAGTTGACCGGAATCAGGATAGCGCCGTTGACCGCCGCCATCTCCATCCCCCTGAAGAAAGCTTCGCCCCTCTCTTCGGCGCCGGCGACGCTGTCTATATTCCTGTCTTCAATCCTGCCCGTGCGCTCGTAGAGGCGCTCTATCTCCTCCCAGGCGAAGGTGTCCACCACTACGGGCTCGGCCTCCGAGGGGTCGTAGCCCTCCACCTGGAGGCGGTTAAGCCCCCCGGCTTTAGTCAGGTATCTGCCCTCGAACAGGGGGTGGGCTGAGCCGTAGGAATAATCGGAGGCGTCGGCTGTCAGGGGATTGACCACATAGACGGTATCGCCCTCGATAAACAAAATATCGGGCACGAAGGAGAGCAGCTTTTTAATAATCTCGCCGCCGCCGCTATCGGGGTTGATGGCGAAGTCGGGGTAGTCGCCGCTCAGCGCCGAAGACGCTGATTTCACCTCCAGCTTTAGCCCCACCCGTCCCAGAACGAAGGCGAGAATGTCTTTGACGCTCATCTCCTCAGCTTGTTTGTTCCAGCGGAACTGCTGCCGCGCCCGCCAGCTTTCGATGAGGCTCCAGCCGTCGAAGGCGTTCAGGACCAGGCTGGCTTTGCCGCCGGCGCTGGCGTGCTCGCAGGACTCAAGGATAAAGGTTTGCCCCGAACTGACCTCGTTGCCCTGGGCGGTGACATAGCCGGGGCTGAAATCGAGCCGGCAGCCGAGCTCCAACAAAGAAAGGTCGCCCTCTCCCGGCGCCGAATATTTGCCGTCGTCGTTGCTCAGCTCCACGCCGAGGTTGCCCCCGGTGGGCTTAAGCTCCTCTTTCAGAGAGAGGATATCGGCGCTCAAATCTAAGGTCTCTTCCGTCAGTCTGGCCCGCCACACCCCGTAGGGGGCGGAAAGCCAGCCGTAATCGCCGTGGTGGGCGATAGCCAGCCCGTATAAGCTTACCAGGTTAAAGGGCACGGGCTCGCGCCAGAGGTTATCGATGAACTGGCTCTCCGTCACCGAGTGCGACCAGAAGGGGCGGTTATAAGACTCGGTGCCGTTGAACCTCTCGATAAATAAGCCGCGATAGACGTCGGGCTTGGCCATGAAGGTGGCGCGGTATTCGTAGTCGCCGTCGGAGGGAGCCGAGGCAAAAACCTTGAGCTCCGACCAGTCGCCCGCCGCCACCTCCCCGCCGTCCCCGTAGACCAGCGACCAGAGCTTAAAATCGTCGCCCGTATCCTGGCCGGTGACGAAAAGATTCCAGTCGCCGTCGTAGACGGCGGCGACGCCGGAGAGGTCGCCCGTCGTCTTGTCCCAGGTGAGCTTGCTCCCCCAGCTGTTATTTACCCGCTTCATTACGTAGAGGGTCGCCTGGTCGGCGAAAAACAGGGCGATATCGCCGTTAGGCTTATAGGCGGCGGCGATGCCGTTGATGGCAGTGGTCGGCGTGTAGGTGAGGAGCTGGGGGCTGCCCCAGCTGGCGCCGTAGTCGCTGCTCTTCAAGTGGTAAAGCTCGCGGTCGGAGGTTATCCAGAACAGGGAAACCTCGGCTCCCAGCGAGCCGGCGGCCACGATAACCACGTCGTACTGGCCGCTATAGACCCACTGGCTGAAATCGGACTGGGCGCCGGGAGCCGCCACCCGCTGGCGGTAGAGCTTCCGGGAATCGGAGGGGGGCGTTAGCCTCACCCTGACCAGCGAGCCGTCGCCGGGCATGGTGACGGCGTGATAGTAGTCGTCCTCCTCGCCGGAATAAAGCCTTTCCCAGCGCAGCCTGACCACGCCGGCGTGCCTGTTGGAGGCTTCCACCCTGACATAGGGAGTCCGCGAAGCCTCCTTCTGGGCGGCGAGCAGCGTTGTGCTAAGTTGTCTCATTTAGCCTCCAAAAATTACCAGAACAGGTGGCCGAGCAGGATGCCCAGCGCTCCGAACGAGAGGAGCCACCACAGCGGGCGCTCCCGGCAGCTGTCCCGGATGATATAGCTCCAGGGACGGCCGCCGATACGGCTCCAGAGCCATTTATAGATTCGGGCTATCATTTTTCTTTTAGCCTCTTGACGGCCCTTTCGCCGAAGTATTCCACGATGACCGCCGTCACCAGCCCCATCAGCAGCGTGGGCGCTTCCAGTCCCGACAGGATGCAGACGCCGTAGACGGAAAACCCCCAGACGATGATAAAGGGCCTGATGACGGCCTTGATTAACTCTATCCAATCTTTCATTTTTTAACTCAGCGCCGCCAGCGTATCGGGCAGCGCCTTACCTCCCTTTCGGTAGTGGTCGGCGAGGTGGAGGGCGGCTTTTAAGATTTCTTCGGGGCTGGCGGCCACCCTCCGCCCCCGGTAACCCCGGGGGGAGAGGGCGGTCACCGCCGCCGCCATCCGCTCCCAGTCGACCGTTTTTTCTATATCCAGTGTCCCTTTGAGCGCCCGGTAGATGCTCCGCTTGTGGTGGGGCAGCTTCCAGCTATCGGGGTCGGCGGGGTCGCCCGTGATGGCAAACGCCTCCCGGGGCAAACCCTCTTTGGCTTTAGCCGGCTTCTCTCTTAGCGTCATAACAGCCTCCTTTACACCTGGTAGAACTGGCGGATGCGGACGCGGTTCCTCCGCCCCAGCCTCTTCAGCTCTTGGCGGAACTGCTTCAGCTTCCCGTTGCCCCAGGCGAGGAACTCTCTGGGGGTAGTTGTGCCGCCCAGGTTGACCCGGTTGACGGCGTAGCCGGCCCATTCCACGGCGGCGTAGCCCTCGGCGCCTATAGCCACCAGGTCTTCATGCTTGCTGTCGATGGTCGAGCCCTCGGCGTTGAGGGTATGGAGCATGCCGTAATAGACATTACAGTTCGAGCCGTCGGGGGCTTCATCGCCGAAAAGGGTCAGGGCGTGCCCCCAGAGGGCGAACTTCGGGTAGTTGGGTGGGAATTGCTCCAGCGGGTATTCCACCGCCTCCACCATCACCCGGTCGGCCAGGGGGGAAATGTCGATTACCCTGGAGCCGTCGGTGGTGGGCAGGATAGCCTTGGCCGGCAGGGGCACCGCCTCGGAGAAGTCCTTCAGGGCGTGGGCGATGTGCCGGTCCAGCTCGTCGTCGCTCCAGCGGTAGTTCCCCGCGTCTTCGTCTTTCAGGTCGCGCCTGACGATAGTTCTCATCGTGCTTAAGTCCATAGTTTCATGCCTCCCCCCTTAACGGGCATTTCAATCCTGGCGACAAGGCTATCGATGCCTTCCGCCGCCTCGCCGGCGAAGAGGTCTTTAAGCGTTCCCTCGTCGACGACCTCGGAATCTTCAACAGCGCCGCCGCTTTCGCCACCAGTCAGCAGTCGGGCGATAAGGGCTTCGAGCCCGGAACCGCTTTCACCGCCCGCCAGCGCGGCGCTGGCGATGGGCGCGCCCTCGGCGCCGGAACCAACATCAGAAGAGGTCTTAGCCTGCGGGGTTTGCAGAGATTCAACAGCGTCAACACCGGCGCCGCTGTCAGAGGCAGTCTTAGCCGCCCCCGTTTCCAGCGAAACACAGGCGTCAACACCGGAGCCGGTATCGGCGGAGGACTTTTCGGTGGCTCCTCCTGAGTAAGTCCCGGCTCTTATGGCGTCTATCTCGGCATCGGTGAGGACTTTGTTGAAGATGGCGACTTCATCCAGCTTGCCGTCGAATATATAGCTATCGCTGGCTCCATACCGCCCGATTTCAAACTGGGCGGCACTGAAATACATATCGCCGCCGGCAGTTCCTTCCTTGTTATCATCCAGGAGAGCACCGGCATTATCATCCCAGACTCTTATCTTCATGCCGTTGTCCGAGGCATCATAGGCAACGCCGACGTGATACCACTTGCCGCTTTCCAGATATGAGTCGAAGAGTAGCGCTGTATAGCTGACTCCCCCGTTCCAGCCTATTAAAAAGTCCAGTTCGCCACTACTACCGCCCCGAACCACAAAAGTCCGGTAACCCGACCCCTGGACATACTTCGATACCATTCCGACATTAGGAATCAGCGTCTCTCGCTTTACCCAGAAGCAGATAGAGAAAGACGGCTCGCCGGTTCCGCTCTTGCCGGGGAAGCCGGAGTCCAGGTCGCCGTCGGCAATCGTGCAGTATTGGCTGTTGTCCCGTTCCAGGTCGATACAGTGCGTGCCCTCCTTCTTGTCGGTATCGTCGTAAGCCGGAGAGTTGACCTCGGTCAGGTCGTTGCCGCCCTTGGAATCATCGGCGTTGTTTTC